ACATACAGTTTTAATTCTGATAACACATTAGATTTTGGGGATTGTGTTTGCATTCCAAAAGGTGTTGTTAGATCAATTAGAAAAATTGAAAATTAATATTGTAATTTTTTATGGCGTTTTTAAATCATAACATTCCAGTATGGAAAGCCAAAGTTAGACTAGAATATTTATACAATAAAGAAAAACACATTGGCGAAGAAGAGCTATGTCTTATTCATTCTATAACAACACTAGAAGGTAGAACTCCATTGTTTGATATTATGCTACCCAATGGTGCCAATTATGCAAGGCTACCAATCACAGCTTTTTTTTCTGATAAATACAATAGAAAAGATGTAATTGATTTAGAATTAAAACAAGTTGTGTATTGGGATTGTTTATCTTATTTTGCTAATGTTATTGAGTACAATGCTTTAGCTACATCACAATGTAAATTTATAGATCGTAATGATATATTACATAGAGCTAACTATTTATTCAGTATTGATTATGCTCAGCCTGATATAAATTTATTAAACATTACCTATAGTGAAATAAGTGAGGAGCATAAACATCATCACGTTTTAGAATTAAATAAAGGGGATAAGTGGCAAGGTAATTTTGTATTAATGCCAAACAATAAAATATTATTTAACTTACCTAATTTTACAGTCAAAGATCAGATACCAGATTATAAAACTAATATAGATTATCCTAGCGTTGAAACAGATAGTTGGAGTACGTCAGATGACGACAGTTTTTATTATAAAATTAAAGAATGAAATTAAAATTATTAGATTTATTTTCTGGTATAGGTGGATTTAGTTTAGGTTTAGAATCAACAGGTTTTTTTGAAACAATTGGCTTTGTAGAAAAAGATAAATTTTGTCAAAAGGTTTTGAAAAAACATTGGTCTAACATTAACATTGAAGAGGATATAAGAAATGTCAGAGGAAAAGGATACACAGCAGATATTATTACAGGGGGATTTCCTTGCCAACCATTCAGCGTTGCAGGAAAAAGAAAATCAACAGCAGATGATCGTTATCTCTGGGATGAAATGTTTAGAATTATTAAAGAAGTCAAGCCGAGGTGGATTATTGGAGAAAATGTTGAAGGCATTGTTAATATCAACAACGGCATGGTACTCCGACAGGTGCTTAATGACTTGGAAAACGAAGGTTTCCAAAGCCAATGTATTATTATTCCAGCTTCAGGCATCGGTGCGTGGCATCAAAGAAAAAGAATCTGGATCGTTGGAACGAATGTGGAGAACTCCTACAGCAGAGGGAGATGCTGGAAAAAGGGGATTAGGAAAGATGACAACATTGGAAGCACAGCAGAAAAACAGAACAGTAACATTAAGTCGTCAAATAAGAAATGTGAATCAAGGAATAATAAAGTCTCCATCAATGTATCCAACTCCAACGCAAGATTCAGCTTCAGAGAGAACAAAAAAGTACAAACAAGGGGGAACGCCATTAACAATGGCAGTGAAAATGTATCCAACGCCAACAGCCTCGGATATGGAGGGTGGAGCAGCGAAAGATGTACAGATAGAGAATGGTCATTTTTTCAGAGAGAACAAGAAAGGTATAAAATGGGGAGTGAAGTTAAGGGATGCAATAGAGATGTATCCAACTCCAACAACAAGGGATTACAAAGATTCAACACTGAGCAACTCACATCAAAACAGAAACTCAGATTCACTTCCAGTAAAGATGATGAAGAAAGAAAAACTTGGTGGCAAACTCAATCCCAATTTTGTGGAGTTCCTAATGGGGTATCCTATGAATTGGACAAAGGTAGATTAAATAGAATAAAATCTTTAGGCAATTCCATTGTACCACAAATTGCAAGAGAAATAGGTTTAGCAATTATGGAGGCAGAAATTGGAAATTAAAATTGAAAGATATTGGTCTATGCCAAGTCATAAAACATTTACAATCAAACCATTAAAAAAATTAATAAATGAAGAACTTGGTTCTGATTATATTGATCCATTTCCTTATCCATTTAAACAAGATGCTATTCAATATTTAAAAACAATAACAACTAATAGTATAAATGCTCTAGTTTTTGATCCTCCGTATTCCTCTTACCAATTAAAAACAAAATATAAAAATGCAGGAATTTCTTTAGATAATTTTAATGCGTCTTACTGGTCTAATTGTAAAAAAGAGATTGCTAGAATTACTAGACATAATGGTAAAGTCATTTGTTTTGGATGGAATAGTAACGGAATTGGAAAAAAATATGGTTTTAAAATATTAAGAATAATGTTAATTGCTCATGGAAGTCAACATAACGATACTATTGCCACAGTTGAGATTAAACAATAATGGCAAGATATAATTATTTCGTAGGTGGCTTTGGCGATTACTATTCCGAGTGGTTTAGAAACAATATTAATGGTGCTGGTTATATTGATATAGATCAGGTATCTATTTGCATTAATAAACCTTGTTGGCAACCTCTAGCGATAGTTGAAACTGTATATGATACAGGTAATTATAATAAATATACCACAGTTATTGAATTTATAGCAGAAAAGCTAGGTATTCCAGCATATCTTGTTTATTATAAACCAAGTTATATGAACACAAGCTCATTGGAACTAAAGATCATGCGTCTTAAGCCTCTAAAGTCGGTTTTAGAGGGTGTTTATGAGGGGGATTGGGCTGCTGAAATGATACAATTACAAGAAGAGCATAATTTGGTGTGTAAGTATAAAAAATAATGGCTAAATATACTAGTCATGTTAGGTTGCCTATAAGTTTATTTAAAAACCAGGTATTCTTAGGCTTAGCAGGTAGGAATAAAGCCGATTGTTTAGCGATACTTGTTGTGCTTTTGCGGTACGCAAATCAAAAAACAGGCGAATGCTATCCAAGGCTTTCACTTATGCACAGCCTACTTGGATTATCAAAGGCTACAATTTATAGACGTATTAAATTAATGGTATCGCTTGGCTTGTTAAAAAAAAAGCGACTTTCTTCTACTAATTTATATAAAATTAATCCTATTTTAATGGTAGTGAGTAGTCAGGCTGATTGGAGTGATACGTCAGGGGGACTGCTCAGTGCAGTCAGGCTGACTGGTATTAATAAAACTATAGAATATAAATATCTTAATAGAAATAATTATAATAATAAAATGAATAATATAGTTGATAAGATAGTTAATAATAGAAATATAGATAAACAAAGTAAAATTATTAAACTGGCTTATCTACCCTTGCGAGACTTAAAACAATGTATTTATAATCATCCATATTATATTAGAAAAGCCATTGAATTAAAGGATCAAGAGTTGCGTGATGCAAGAGCTGTGCCAAAGCATATTGTAGAACAAGCCATGAAAGCAGCGGTATCAAAGAATGCAAAGAACAGAAATTTTAATTATAAAAAAAAAGTAGCTTTTAACAAAGCCAATGGATTGAATTGGAAAGGAGAGCCAATAAATAAAAAATAATATGTTATGGCAGGATTTCAAAGTAAAAAAATCTTTTGTATGGCTTATAAAAGAAGAACCGATCCTCCAATTAGATGCGGTGCAAAGGGATTTTTAGTTAATACATTTAATAAAGATGGAACGCCACGTTATCTTTGTCGTTTTCATGGAAGTCAATCATCCGATAGGTATGGTGTTAAAAGAAAAGAGGGAAGAGGTGGATTTAAAAAGCCAGGTTATAATCATGAGGATAGGATTAAGTTGCTATCAAATTTAAAACAGTTTAAAAACAAGCCAATAGAATATGTCAGAGAATATTATAACAACACAATCAAAGAACGAATTGACAATAACAGATTCAGATCTGAATACAGTAGAAGAGCTTCTCATAGGCGGTTTAACACTTACAGAGATTTTTACAGAGCTAAAAGTCTTACCGATCAGCTATCTGAAATTTATAAATTATTTAAAAAAAAATCCAGAGGCAAATAAAAGAATTAGTGAGGCACGTGTCTATGGTGTACAAACTTTGATTGATAAATTACTTATGATTTACAATCAAAATTTAGAAGATAAAACTTTAGATCCTGCTGTTGTAGTATGGACCAGAGATCGTGCAGCTATGGTTAAGTGGGTGGCTAGTAAGATTTCTGATTTATATAGTGATAAACCAAAAGACATTCATATCAATAAGCAACAAAATATAACGATAAGTTGGTTAGATAATCCTGAAATTGCTCAAAAATTTAATGATTTAGAACAGCAATATAATGAAAATAAAAAACAAATAATAGATCAATAATTATTTTTTATAATTCCATATTACAATTAAATATAAAGTAATTATTAAAAATATAATTTCATATATGCTGTAATCTGAAAATAACTCAATCATTAATTAAGCAACACATACATGATTGATATAATTAATATCATATTAACAAAGCCAAGTATTGCAGCTAAAATGTAATAAAAAGTTTTCATTATGTAACCTTTTGTTGTCTAATTTTTTCTATTGTTAGTTAATTAATCGCATAGCATATTTAATAACTTGCTTTGCTTGTTGTTTATTATCAACAAATATAAATCTATTTTTATCGTAAAAATAATTTAAAAAGTTAGATAATTCTTTTTTATTAAATTTAGCTATGGTTTTTTTTTTATAATCTAGAATGTACATATAATAACCCTTTTAGTTGTTTATTTTTTTTTAACATTTAAATTATCTTCTTTAATGTTCCAATTTTTTGACAAGTCAAGATGGTTTATAATCCAATGTCTTGCCTCTATGCTATTTTTACAATCAACAACAAATCTTTCTTTGTCTTGATTATTAGTTATTACATATTTAATCATTTATGCAGCCTTTGTTTTTTGATTAAACCAATTATTAGCAAAATTTAATAGTCTTTCATAAACATTCCATTTAATTATCTCATAAGCATCATATTTATATTCAGCTTCGCTGATATAATCATTAGGATAGCCTAACCATAAATCATCGCAAGCAAGTAATAACAAATCATAATTATAAACTGGAACAGCACTTTCAACATATTCAGTTAAAAGATCTTCGTTGTTTAAAATTTGATCTTTATTGTTGTTTAAATCATGTAACAAATTTTGTTCTAATTGGTACATGCTTACTTTTTTGTCAGTCATATTATAACCCTTTCATTGTTTTTTGTTTTATACTATCATAACCAATAAAGTTATATCAATAGTATAGATCTTATATTTTAAGATCCTATAACCCTGAATAATTTCAGGGTTATAAGTTATTAAAATTAATCTGTTCGTTTATGTCTTGATATATATTTACCAATAAAAATTATATTAATTCCGTGAACTTTCATTCTTTCAATATATTCAAGAGCTTGTTTTTTTGTTCTATGCAAACATTGTTCACCAGATTTATATTGTTTTTCAATTTCTGTAATTCTGTCAGTATTCCATTCTATTTTATTAATGACAGTTTTATCAGTTTTACATTCAGTTAAATATTGAACCATGCATCAGCCTCCTTATAGTTGCAGGATGAACACCAATTTTGATTAAAAGTTTTTGATTGATAAGATCTTCAGCAATTTCAATCTTTTTTCTCCAAGCCAATTCTTTTTTATCATCAGTCTTGCCTCTTATTTCAAAATAAAAAGTAATTACTTCTGAAATTATTGACAAAGCCTGATCAGTTGTCATTGTTTTTTTAGTCATGTTATAACCTTTCATTGTTGTTTGTTATATACTATCATAACCAATAAAGTTATATCAATAGTATAGATCTTATATTTTAAGATCCTATAACCCTGAATAATTTCAGGGTTATAAGTTATTAAAATTTATTAACTGTTTTATAATCTTCTAATATTTGTTCCATAGTAAGATTATTTAAATCAATATTACATTCTTTTAAAAATTTTTTACCAGATTTATTTTTAAGCATTTTATTACAAACTAAAAAACCATGAACAAACCTATCAAGTCTATTCCATTTTTTATTATCTGTAATATTAGATTTTTGTAGATCAATTCCGCCTAATGCAGCTAACTGATCAAACAAAGTAATAATTTTAACAGTACCATCTTTTTTAGTGTATTTATCTCCAACTTTAAACATTTAAGCAACCTCCTTACTTAATATTTCACCAGTAGCTTCCCTAAACTTAACTTCATCAAAATTAATATTATCTTTTTTTAAATACTCACATAAATCATTCATAAAAGTACCTTTTATTATTACGTAAGTTATTCCTCTTCTTAAATTAGCAATTGTTCCATTAGTTTTAATAATGTTAGCTAATGCGATATAGTCTTTTTTAGTCATGTTATAACCTTTCATTGTTGTTTGTTAACCATATAGGTTATAATAATATTAATGTAAATAGTAAAAATAAATAAAAATATTAAGTTATTGAATTTATTATGTTTTATTTTTAGAGTGTTATTTCATGCGATTAAATGAATTGGATCTAATTTAAGAAAAGACAAAAGCAAAAAAAGAAAAGATATACAGAAAAGAAATAACCTGGAATTGTATTTATAGAATTTTAAAGCAACAAATTAAAAACAATTATAGAAACAAAAGCAATAGTTGTGTGAGTAAGTTTAAAGATTAAATAAAATATAGATTGAATAAAGTTGCTATTTATTAATACAACGCATCACTATCTTTTTGTGCGAATATAATTCGGTGTTGCATTTATATCACACTTGCATGATAATGTGTTGCATTTATGCAACAATATTAGATTACTAGTGATAATCATTATTATCACTAGTAATAATATAATATTTCCGATAACGTTTAATTATCGGAAATATAGTTATAGTTGTATTTTTATTTTATTTAATAAAATGTGTTGCATAAATATCACACAATTTTAGATTGCACATGGGGGTAGGCACCACAGAACGCCACACTTTTTTTTTTATATATA